GGGGAGTTCGTTCGTCAATGGCGCCGGGACCGGCAAGAGTATCACTGAGGAGGGCACGTACGTCGTTAAAACCGGCGCATATGTCCAATACAGCAACTCTAATGCCGCTCTCGTCCAGCAGATGGGTTTAGCCAACCCTCTGGCTATTGCATGGGAACTTGTTCCATTCTCCTTTGTAGTAGATTGGTTCACCAATGTAGGTGATTGTATTGATGCGTTGTCTGACTTGTACGGTGTAACATTGCACAAGCCGTATACGACGGAGTTTCTTCGCACCACCTATGGATCGGATGTATTCTACGCCTCGTACTACTGGGGCGCGAACACGGTTCACTGGAAATACACTTACCACACGTGGCAACACCGGCGGAAGCATGGCCTTATCAGTCCTGTTTTCATCAGACCGAGACTAGCTAACTTCGGACAATCACTCACGCGGGCAGCAACTGCTGTCTCTCTCCTCGTCTCTATCTTTTCAAAGAAGTAGGGGCACGTTTACAGAGGTCTTCACTCATGCCTACAATGGCAGACATCACAGTAAAGAACGTCGCGAACGCGGACGTTATCTACGTCGCAAAGGTCGCCTCCGCCGGGGATAAAACTCCGGCAAAGTGGTCTTGCGATGCAGCACACGTTGTCGTGGGGTTTCGGCCCTGGATGACGGTGAACACGCGTGACAATGGACCGAAGAACGCGCGCATTGTGGAGGGGGTCTTTAACGCCCCCATCATTGCCAGTATCAACGGCACTGACACGATCGTTGCACGCGTCCCGATCAACCTGTCTGCAACCCTCCCGACTAACGTCAATGGGGCGCAGGTGTACGACTCGATCTTCCAAGCCACGAACCTGTTCGTGAGCACGTTGATGCGATCCGTATACTCGACGGGCTACGCGCCAACTTAACCGTTGGTTCGTACGAGGGGCTAGCAACCCCGAAAATCGGCTTAAATATCTCCAAACTTAGGAATGTTTATGAACTTCGATTCAGGCCTCCGCAAGGTGGCCGTCGCGCTTTATTGTCATCTTAACACTCCGAAGAGCCTCGCATGTGAAATCGCGTTGCGCTATAAGGAGTTTGGCGAGCTCGCCTCCATGGCAGCTCAGCCGGCTCACTATCTCGAGGGGCCCTGGGGCGCGGAGAAATACCGCCGCGATGCCCAGGCATGCGATTTTCTTAGGAAGTCCCCGCTCTTGCCAATGAAGGTAAGTAAGCGGAAGGCTGCCGAGATGTCGTTTTTCGAGAGTGAGAAGCAGTGCTCCAGAACGAATGCCATGCTCATCGACATGCTACAGTTTCCTGGTTTGGGCGAGCCCTACCAGGAACGGCTGCGACACATCCTGTGCGACGCCGAAAAAATCTTCAAGCGTATCCTTGGCAGGCTGCCTGACTCTTTGTCAGGTCGCTTTGGTCCGGGCACAAGCTACGAGCTTAAGGGACAAGCGTTCACGACGTATGCCGACAAACTGTGGATCCAACCACACGCTACTCAGGAAGCTCTAGCTCTGTTCGAGCACGAGTATTGGTCTACCCTGTGGGGCCGGACCCGCCTGAGTCTTGATCTTCCGCTCCCAGGTATCGTCCTGGGTAATCGATTTACCACCGTCCCAAAAGACGCCACAAAAGACCGTGGTATCTGTGTTGAACCCCTCGGTAACCTGTGGGGTCAGCTCGGGATTGGTGGGGTCATGAAGCGGCGCCTTGGTGCAGTGGGATTGTATGTCGGCAAAACAAAGCCGCCTGCGTGTCCCGTACAACAGCTGCGTACCAAGCGGGTGCGAGATGGTCAGTACTTCCACCAGCACATGGCATGGAGAAGTAGCTTAACTGGTCAATTCTGCACTATAGATCTATCCAATGCGTCAGACACAGTGGCCTACGAATTAGTCAAGTGGGTAACACCTCCTGATTGGTTTGCGGTCATTGATGCGCTTCGTTCCCCTTTCACCCTCATCAAGGGCAAAAATGTACGGCTGGAGAAATTCAGCAGTATGGGAAACGGCCTAACCTTCGAGCTAGAGACAGGTGTTTTTGCCTCAATTTTGGCAGCCGGTCTGAAACTCGTTGTTGGTCAAGATCTTTGGGTCTATGGAGACGATATCATCCTCCCGGCCCACTTAGGTCGCGAAGCCATGGCGATTCTCCAGGCATGTGGGTTCACACCCAACATGAAGAAGTCGTTCCTTTCGGGGCCCTTTCGGGAGTCCTGTGGGGGCGATTTCTTTTCTGGTAACGACGTCCGCAGTTGCTTCGCGGACGGTACGTTTGAATCTCCACTCGAGTGGATCTCACTACATAATCAACTTCGAAGGAAGTGGCCTGGCGCGGTTTTATCTCGCAAAAGGTGTGTTGAGCAAATCCCCTCTTGGTTGCGGTTGAAGGGACCAGAACGTCTAGGTGATCAGGTTTTACACTCTGAGCACTACAACGTCGAGGTTCTGGACGGTATTCCATGGGTTGCAACTGTGGAAGCACAACCGGTTCGGATCCCGTTAGAGCGGTGGGGCAGTGAATTCGCTGTTTCTCTTCTCCTATTGGGTGCGAGCTCTTCGGGACTAGTTCCTCGTTGTAATGGCGAGGATCTAATCGCGG